GCGCTTGGCCAGGCCGTCGAGGACCTGACGCATGGCGTCAGCCTCAGAGGCGCCGGATTCGATCAGGCTCTGGGCCAGATCCTCGGCGCCATGCTGGCGGGTGAGGGCGGTGATGCTGGCGACGCGGGCGCGCTCGGCGGTGATCGCCGCCGCCTGCACCTCGCCGACGTTGAGATTGTCTTCCACGGGGGGTTTCGGGGTAGAGGGTGTGGCGGCCGGGGCCGCTTGATTGATGGCGCTGGCGCTGCGCCCGATGCCGACTCCGGCATCTGCCGGAACCGACACCACGGAAACCTCCATGGGTTGCCAACGGGTGGCAACCACAGAGCCATCCTTGGCCTGCATCGCGTCAGCGATGGCATAGCCAACGCTCACATTCCGCAGAATGCCATCGCGGATGTCGGCCAACTTCTCCTCAGCAAAGGCGCTGCGAGAGAAGCGGACTGACACCATGCCGCGGCGCTTCTTGTCGTCGAGCCAGCCGCGCTCCACGACGCCCAGCACCTGATCCGGGTTGTGATTCCAGAGCAGGGGGGCGCCGTCGTTGAGGCGGCTGAGGTCGACGGATTCGGCGTCGTGGCTGAGCACCTCGGAGCCGAACCACCGCTCTACCGGGGCCTCGCTGGAAAACGAGAACTCCAGGGCGCGGGAAGGTTCAGCGTCGGGCTCAGCTGCTGCGCGAACCGCGGCGGCATAGTCGAAGGCCTCGACTCTGCGCAGCTGCTCACGCGATAGCTGGTCCCTGAGCTCCATTGGTGCGGTGAATGTTGCGCTCAGGCTAGAGACTGCAGCGCGATCCTCTCTGAGCGCCTTGATTCGCGCGGCCTTGGCGTCGGCCCAGGTCTGGCCGGGGTCGCCGCCCCAGGCTGCCCAGGCCACCCGGCCGGGCGAGGGGTAGCCGTCCTCTCCGGGGCTGAAGCCCTCGCCGGCCTTGTCCACCTCATGCCGCGCGAACCAGGCGGCCATGGTGATCACCGTGTCCGGCGACAGCTCGTCGCCTGAGAGGATCTGCCCGGCGCGGGCGGCTGCGGCATCCTGCCCGCCGGGCCTGCCATCGGCCTTCCAGTCGCGGTAGCGCTGGGCCTCGGTCCTCATGCCCTCTGTGGGCATCAGGTCGATCTCGGTGCCGTTGACGTTGGCCATCAGGCCGGTTCCTCCAGGTCGTCGTCCTCGGGATCGTCGGGTGATTCCGGCTCGTCCTCCGTCTCAGGCGTGGCGCTGGGGGCGCCGCCCTGCAGGTCGTCGGCGGGGTTGGAGTCGAACTGCAGGCCCAAGGCCTCGGCCCGCTCCACCTCGGCCGCGCGTGCTGTCAGCAGATCCTCCAGATCGCCGCCCTGCTCAGCCACGATCTGCGCCTGGGTGGCGAAACCGCAGCGGACCGCCTTCTCATAAGCCTTCACCTCCTTCTCAGGGTCCACCCATCCCCAGCCGCGCGGGAACCACCGGACGGACTCGAACCGCTCCGGCATGGCGTCATAGCCCGGCAGGTCGAGCGCGCCGACCGCAACGGCAGCGGCCAGCCACCGCTCAAATACGGGGCGATGGAGATGCTCGATCAGGAACTGCTGCAGGCTGCGCCAGTTCTCCCGGGCCTCCAGCAGTTCCAGGCGGCTGCTGCTGTAGTTGCTCTGGCTGTAATCGCTGCTCAGGCTCGGGTAGGGCACGCCGGTGGTGGCACTCACCGCGCGCAGCATGGCCCGCAGGAATGGCTCGAACTGGCCATCTGGGGCATCCAGCTGCGGCACTGAAACCGACTCACCCGGGGCCAGGTACTTGAACACTCCCGGCTCGAAGTTGCTCACCCGCTCGGCGTCGTACACGTCGTCGCCGATCAGCTCGCCCTCGGGGGATTGGATGAAGCCCATGAGGCTGCTGGCCGCACGGGCTCGCACCACCTCGGCCTCCTCATAGCCCGCCAGGTGATGCAGCCGCTTGACTGCTGCGGCGAACCAGGGCACGCCACGGGTCTGGCCGGGCCGCTCCAGCTGCGCCAGGTGGAGCACCTCAGCGGCCGGCACCTCTCGCACCTGGTAGCCGATGGAGCCTGATACGTCGCCAGGGTGACGGGTGCGGAAGGCATAACTGATCGGCCTGCCCCAGCGGTCCACCTTCACGCCCATGCGCCACTCCTCCCCGTTGGAGTCCGGGCCGGATGTCTTGCCTTCGTCCACCAGGTCGGCCTCCAGGATCTCCAGTGCCAGCGGAACCACGCCGCCGCCGAAGGGCTGCGGCACCAGGCGGATGAACACCTCCCCGGATTCGGCAATGGCTTGAATCGCCAGGCGGCTGATCTCCACGAAGCTCAGGCGGCCGGCGGTGTGGCAGATGCCGGGTCTGCCCCATCGGTCCCATGCCGCTTCGAGCTGTCGGTTCAGGCGCTCATCCATCCGGCCGCCGCCGCGAACCATGGGGATGCGAGCCTGCATCCTGATCCCATGGCCCACCACGTTGGAGGCGATGGACCGCAGGGCCTGGCGGGCGTAGGCGTTGTCCCTGACCAGCTGCCGCGAGCGGTTGCGCAGCCGGACCAGGCTGCCATCGATCTCCGCGTCGGCGCTGGTGGAGCTCGTCACCCAGTCGGCCGTGAGGCGCGATACCAGGGCGCCCTCATAAGCCCGGCGCCGTGGGGCTGGCCCCTGCTGCTGTGGCTGCTTGCGCTTGCGCTTCGCCATCACGTGAACCTCACGAACAGAGACCGCGGATCACCCAGGCCGGCGGCCACCTTCTCGGCCGCGCGCTCACGGGCAACGATCGCTTTCAGCCGCGCCTCGCGCTCCATCAGCTGGCCCAGGTCGGCATAGGTGAAGCTGCGGTTCCCGATCGTGTAGGCCTTGGCACCCTTGCTGACGATCGCTCGGATCGCCGCCTGCACCGCCTCCAGATCCTGCTCCGCCTGGCTGCGGCCGTCGAAGGCGCCAGGGGCGCCGGCGTACGACAGGCTGCGCCGCGTCTCGAATGTGCCAGTGCCGATGGTGATCACCACCGCGCCGCTGCTGATCCGCGATTCCCATCGCCACACGCCAGCGTCGAACCCGCTGGTGGTGCTCGCGCTCAGGCTGTTGTCCCAGCCGCCATCAGCTCGCGCCGTGCCGACGATCGTCGCTCCCTCATTCGCGGCATTGAACCGCACGAACGTGGTCAGCGTCCACGTCGCTGATGTCGCGGCATTGCCATCGAGATCCAATGCCGCAGGCTCAACCCACTGCACTGTGTTGCCCGCGTGGATGACGGCTGGCAGTGGCATCTCTCCTCTCCTATTGCCTCAGGGTAACCCCTACCATCCGCTGACGAACCCGCCAGTCTGCGGCGCTGAGCGGCGTCGAGCGGCAGGCTCAGCTGCTGGAGCAGTGAGCTGCGCCTCCAGCTGGTCCCACATCGTCGCGCGGTTGTACCGGCGCTTGATCAGCTCCAGTGCCGCCAGGCAATAGACCGCAAGGTCGAGAGGCTCGTTGCGTGCTCCAGGTGGCTTGACCCATTCCAGAACCTGAAACCCCTTGACCTGTCGCGGCATCAGCCGTTCGCACGTCAGGCCCTCCAGGTACTGGTCCGTTGCGTTCTGGCCGAAGTGCACATAGCCCGGGCCAGGCTGCAGAATCTTGAGCCGGGCATAGATGGAGCGCTTGGCGGCATCAGTGCCAACCATGAACAGCCGCACGCCGCCCTTGATCGTGCGACCGCGCCATGTCACATCCTGCGGGCTGCCGCGGCCCACGAGCGGCGCCGCACGCGTGCTGGAGCCCTTCACCGCCACCACACCCTCGCGAGCATGCGATCGTGCGTACTCATACACTTCCTGCGTGAAATGGCCGCCGCTGTCGACTGCGCAGCACCGCACGGTCATGGTGCCGCCGCCATCACGTGGCCATTGAGTACGGCGGATCGTATTGATTTGTTCCCATACATCAGCTTCGGCCGGATTGCCATCGATTTGTTCATGCCATATCAGCCAACTTTCTTCGCCGCGGCCATAGCCCCACACGCTCATCTCCAGCCATGTGTCCTGGACGTCAACGGCAGCCACCAGTAGCAGCGCGCCGGCCGGGCAGTGTCCTGACGGGTATGGGTCGGCAGCTGCACGTGTCAGCAGGTGGTCGGCCGAAAGTTTCACCAGTGCCTCGTCCTCCCACGCCTCCGCACAGCGCTTATTGACCCAGCCCTTGAGCAGCAGAGGATCAGCCTTCGCGCGCAGGAACTCATCTCGGATCTGCTCCCACGGCGTCCAGCCGGCTGGGGCATACCAGCCGGGCAGGTGGAACCCAGCGGTCTGCCCATCGCCCGCTGCGCTGGCGCGCCACTCTGCGCCGGCCAGCATCGTGGTTTTGTGGTGTTGTGGGAGTCGCTCGCCACAGGCTGGGCATTGGCACCAAACATCCCCATCAGGCCGGTCCCAGACCATGTGCTCGCGCCAGCGGATCACCT